GCACCGGCCCGGCACCCGGCACTGGCACTGGACCGGGCACTGGCACTGGAACGGGCACTGGCACTGGCACTGGAACGGGCACTGGCACTGGAACGGGCACTGGCACTGGAACGGGCACTGGCACTGGAACGGGCACTGGAACGGGCACTGGAACGGGCACTGGCACTGGAACGGGCACTGGAACGGGCACTGGCACTGGAACGGGCACTGGCACTGGAACGGGCACTGGCACTGGAACGGGCACTGGAATCCCAACGGGCGGAACATCTATGCCAACGGCCACTTCCGCACTTGATGAGGCCAAGGCACGTTTTGCGCGTATCGCCGGCAACGGTGCAAAGTACGCGCCAATCGCTCTCAAGCAGCTCTACGACAGCGTCGTTCAAAAGGACGCCCCCACGGCGGAAGACTTCAAGGCCGAGCTCTTTGGCCGGCCCAAGACGGACACCGGTGACTCATCCAATCCCGAGGATGCGTACAACCCGCTCGGGTTCACCGGGTTGGATTTCCTGAAGATGTTCGCCAAGGAAGGCGGCTCCATACACCATTACTCGACAGGATCCACCGTGGACGCCACCCAGAGCTCAGAGACGACGGACTACGCCGCCAAGATCGCCGCGTTGAAGGCCGACATGGCGAACCGGGACATGCAAGACCTCAAGGACACCTTTGCGAAGCTGGGTGAGGTGTCACCACCCATCGCGCCAATGTCGCGCCCTACGGTCGCCCAGGGGCGCCACGCGGGGTCCGCCTACGCGCCCAGGCCGATGTCCCAGATGTCGGTGGTGCCGCAGCTCGCCGCGATACTCCAGCGCCGGGGCATGACCATGGCCCAAGGCGGCAACGTCGCCGACCAGTCGCACCCCAACTACAATGGCATCCCGGCGTTTCGCACGGGCGGCCTTGAGGGCCTGGGCGGCAAGTACGTCGAGGGTAAGGGCGACGGCACCAGCGACGACATCGCTGCCATGCTCGCCAACGGGGAGTACGTCTTCAGCGCCGACGTGGTGGCGGCCCTGGGCAACGGGTCCAACAAAGCCGGTGCATCGGCACTCGACCAGATGGTCAGCAAGATCCGGGAGCGCGCACGATCGGCTCCGCCTGACAAGCTATCGCCGGATGCCAAGTCGCCCCTAGAATACCTCAAGTCCTCGGCACCCACGAAAGGGGCACGATAATGGGTCTCACCACCTCGTCAGCAACCGAAACTACCACCGCACCAAGCTACTACACGGACTACCTGACCGACCTTGCGTCGAAGGGTAAGACGGCGGTTACAAATGCCCAATTTGCGGATTCCAACGCAAACCAGTTGGCAGCATTCCAGAACGTCGGCACGAACGTCGGGAACTACCTGCCGGGGCTAACTACCGCAGGCACCACCACCGGTTTGGCGGGTGGTCTGAACATGGCGACCGCCGCCAACCCGTACCTCGGGACTCCGGCGGCGGGTGCATCGGCGCAGGACTACCTGAGCGCCGGGGCCACCGGTGCCGATAAGATCGTTGGCAACTACATGAGCCCGTACATGACGAACGTCATGGACTCGATCCGGAACGCAAACCAGCAGAACATCCAGCAGAACCTCGCGCCGGGCCTGACCGCAGCCTCGGTAGGCGCCGGCCAGTTCGGCTCCCAGCGGGGCGCCAATGCCCTCTCAATGGGCATCTCGAACGCCAACATCGGCGCGCTGAAGGAACAGTCCACGGCCCTGCAGTCCGGGTACACCCAGGCCCTGGCGGCGGCGCAGAAGCAGCGCGAGAATCAGCTCACGGCGGGGTCGAGCCAGATCCAGGCTGGCACGGCGGCGGCCAATGCGGCCTCCCAGGCGGCGCAGAACTACCTCAACACCGGCAAGCAGCAGGCTTCCCTTGCGGAGCAGCTCCAGAGCGCCGGGCTGGCCGACACGAACGCCCTGGCGACCCTGGGTGCGCAGCAGCAGGCGATCGCCCAGAACAAGGCCGACTACCCGATGAAGATGCTGGGCCTGCAGGCCGGGCTGATGTCGGGGCAGTCGATCCCGATGACCGTCACGAAGACGGCAACGGGGTCTACGTTGGGCGCGATCGCCGGCTTGGGGTCGATTGCCGCAGGTCTGTTCACCAAGAACGCAAGCGGGACGACGCCTTGGGACAATATGACTCAAACGATGCGGGATTGGTATCGCGGCCAAGGGGTGGATCCAACCAAAGCGACTACTGATTCCACGACGGGTGTGGGCAGCTACGCTGACGCGGCGGACTGGTCCAACCGGAGTTACTCGTACGACCCGATCACCGGTGGGTATTCTGAAGACAATATGGGCGGGGCCCCCACTTAAAGGATAACGAACATGGCAACAGATTCCGGGCTCACCGCTACCGCCATCAACCCGGCTGGGTTGACGCCGGAGAACCTCGCGAAGTACGAGGAGGCCCTCAAGGCCAGCATGGACGCGCTGCAGGCGCGCTACGCCAACCCGAACTGGTTCAACGTCGCTGCCGGCTTCCTCAAGCCCCAGCTAGGGGGCTTTGCGGCCTCCCTGGGCAGCGCAGGAGCCGCCCTGGGTGACTGGCAGGAGAAGCAGCGAGCCAACGAGCTGCCGGTGGCGCAGATGCGCGCGCAGCTTGGTCTGGTGGGGATGCAGCAGGAGCAGAAGAATCAGGCTGATGCGCGGTACGCCCAGGCCATGGCCCGAGGGGGCTTCACCGAGGCCGACGTGGCCTACATTGCGGCGCGTGATAAACAGAAGGGTGAACAAGCGGCTGAAGCGTTTGACCGGGCCAAAGGCATTAAGATAGCGCGGGGGAACCGGGCAGAAACATTGGCAAGTTCTATAACAGGCCGGCCCGCAAGTGTCTCACAACAACAGGTTGACTTTACGCCTGGATTTGAATCGTTTAATGGGCAAGGGGTTAAATTCGGCGCGCCCTCCGACGCAACTCCAGTTGTAGCAACGCCTGCACCGGTGCCCGGAGCTGCGCCTCCGGTACTTGGTGCCCCACCGGCGCCCTCGGTTGATTTTCAGGTGCCTGAAATACCAGGGGGGCTAACTCCGGCGCAAGCATCTAAGAAAACTGAAACGCAAGTTGCTGAAACTCTGAAATTTACAAATCAATTAACTGATCAAGTTGCGGAAATACCCAAACGCTACGGGAATTTGTCAACAGCGTACGATCTGTTAAACGATCCTAACGTGCAAAAAGTTTTGGGTAGAACTAGAACAGGTGGTGTTTCCGCCATACTACAAGCGGGTTTGACCAGCGATAGCTCGCCAGATGCTGTTAAGAAAATAGTAAGTCTTCTAGTTAATCCTGACACTACCAAAGATATTAAACCAATAAAAGATGCAAAGGGCAATAATGTCCCAGGCGGTAGTGTAAAAGATCAAATAGCAAGCCTTAATGAAAAAATAGGTATGTTGGCGTCAACTGCTGCCCAAGAACAGCTAAACATAAATCAAATGATGAAGAGTCCTACAGACTACTCTAGGGCTGCGGAAAGAAACCTTGCCATAAACTTAGACGATACCGCCCGTTCAAATCAACGAAAGATAACAACCGCGCTACACGATATGTCTAGGACGACTAGGTTAAGTGATGTTGTGCAAAAGTTAAAAGACAAAAATTTGGGTTACTCTGATTTGATTGCAAACCCCGAATACAAGAAAGTTGAAGAGGCGTGGGCAAAAGAGCATAACGTGTTGGCAAAAACAGCTTTGCGCGAAACGTTGCCTACAGAGTTGCGGTACCCTTTCAAACCCGTTGTTGCGCCGGCAGCACCCGGAGCTGCTGGGACGACTTCTTCAATAGTGCAACAGCTCAGAGCAAACGCGGCGCGAACTGCGGCTCCTACACCGTAAAAGGATAGAACGTGGATTATTCTAAACTGAGCAAAGAACAAACTGACATAGGTTTGGCTATCGCAAGAGTGGCGGAGAAACACGGCCTAAACCCAGATTTTGTTATCCCTCTGTTCATGGGGGAGAGCGGGTTGGCCCACATCCCCAGTAAAAAGACCGATAGCGCGGGCAAGCCTATCGCCTTTGGGGTGGCCCAACTGACGCCCGCTACTGCGGCTAGGTACGGTGTGCCGGACTACATGAGCCCCGATGCTGAAGCTAATATCGACGCAGGTGTCCGTTATCTAAAAGACTTGATGAAGAATAAGGCGATAGGCAATGACCCCGAAAAGATAATCATTGGCTACAACGCCGGTGCGGGGGCGCCTTTCTTAAAATCTGGAAACCTGGAAGACTTGTTGCCAGAGACGAGAGCGCACTTGTTGAATGTGTCGGGGCATTCCCCCACCGGTGAGCTGGCACGGCCCGCTTCTACTGCGGAAGGAGCGCCCACTGCTACGGCAGAAGCACCGACGGACGGAAGCGCACCGGCGTTCACTTTTGAAGAGGGGGCCCGTGAGTTGTCGGATGTACCCACCGAAAAACGTGTACCCGACGACAACACCCTAAAAGGTGCTCTTGCTGGGGCTGCTGTTGGGAGCGCCGGGGTACTTGGGTCAAAGGCCCTTGATTATTTGGCCTATAGGCTAAGGGGCACTCCAGCAGTAACTCCGGCAACTTCGGTACCGGCAGGAACTTCGGGTGCTACCGGGGTTACCGGAGCGGCCTCTACCGGTAGAGACAATTTTACACGGTATCTCAACAGTCAACTGAATGAACGAATACACGTTCCTGTTGCAGAGTTTGAAAATATAGCCGGCAAACCCTTGTACACCCAGGGGGAGGTTCAAACAGCCTTAAAACAAGTACCCGAGATTGAAACAAAGCGCGTTCCTGTTATTAAAAAAGTAAATGGCGTACCGAGACAAGTGTCTTTTAAGGTAATTCCTGGACGCCCTCAAATGGATTTAAGCGCCTTTGAACAGCCTGGGCCAACAGCAAAGGAACAAGCCGCTGTAAAAGCCGCCGCCGCAAAACTTGCATTTCAAAATTCTACATTAGGTCGTATTGCAACGGCCTTGACCCCCGCTGCTAGAGTTGCAGGTAGTACTCTAGGCGGCATTTCTGCGGCCAACAATCTGGGTGAGGCGTACGCCAACTACCAAGAAGAAGGTGGTTTGAATATGCGGAACATAGCGCAAGGCGTCGCTGGTTTAGGCGGTGTGATTGGGATGGCGCCTCATTTGCGTGCGCAACTTATTGGCGGCGCAATGCAAGGCGCGATGGCCTACCCCGACATTTACGATTACGTGACTGACGCAAGCGGCACCAATAAGGAACAGGTGTACCCACGTACAGAAGAAGGCGTTGAGTACGTACCGAACATACCAATCCGACAGCCACGCCGTCTCGCTAATCCGTCAATAGCTCCAGCAGGGTCCCGATAACCCACACGCACACCATAAAGCTGATCATCCTGTTCTCTCCTTAGCCTGTCTAGAGGCTTTCAGGGCCCCCGTGTGGGGGCCCTTTTTTTTAGGCGGCTTCCCACTTGTCGAACGAGAAGCACCCCTTGCAGGGCTCGTCCTTCGACGACACGATCGCGTGCTTGCACCGGACGCAGGCCCGCTCGGGCTCACGCGGCGCCTGGGACAGCCGGTACATGAGCAACTGCTCCATCTTGTCGGCGAACTCCAGCAGGTCGACATCGTTGGCGTACATGCCGCTCGGGTCGCGCATGTCGCACGCGAGGTAGACGTTCTTGACGTCGGCGGGGGTGAGCTTGCTCATGTGTTCTTCTCCTCCAGCTTTGCTTCTACTTCAAGGCATAGGTCGTGCGGCCCTAGTGCCATATTCTCAAACTCCTCAATTTCTGCATTCGTCAGCCCTTGCCATTGGGGTTTCGGTTCAATCCAGAACAACTCACCAATCTGCTCTGCCGTGTACTCTGCAAAATCGTCATTGCCCCACTTAACAAGCGCTTTGCCGGTGGTGGATGTAGCCTCTACAGTGCACAGTTCGTCGGTTTCAATGCAACGCAAAATGTCTCCTCGGGCTAGCGCCCCCAACTCTTTTGAACAGGCATAGCAGAGATTGGCCCTCTTACACGTTTCCCCGCAGCCCCCAACCTGCGCTAGGTCAACACGCCCAGCCCGCCAAGCCGCCCACTCCCCGCAGGTCCGGCTCTTGTGCAAGTACGAACTTGTTTCCCAATAGTCATCACACCATGCCTCAAACGCAGTGCGCTCGGTCATGGCTCAATCCCAAAATGGTTACAGATTAAGAGCTTGACGTTGCCGGTATAGCCGGTGCTCAACTCGGCGCACTCCATGATGATGCGGTCGGCAAACTTCTGCACGTTGATAAAGTCGGCAGTGCATTCCTCCCGCCCACGACCGTCAACCGTAACGTCGAACAGCCCTTCCATTAGTTTTCTAATTCGTTCGTTCATGGCTCAATCAGCTTTCTCATTTTGTCAGACCAATCCGTAGCACTATCATCTGGCGAGTAGCAGTTGATACACTCCAGCACAATCAACTCGGCAAGTTTTTTCGAGTACAACTGCTCCCGTGTGTATCCGGTTTCTTTGTAGTTGTACTCCTCATAACTCCACTCATTCGCTTTCTCAATAAGTTCACTGACTATTCTGTTGTTCATGGTTCAACCCTCTGCTTAATGCCCAACATCTCTCGATGCAGGTTCTCCAGCATCACCCGGTAGGGTGACTGGGGCAGGCAGTCCGTTGCCAGCTTGCATCGTTCTGCAAATGCATCAGTGCGTACAGCTTCGCGTACAACTGCCCGCACCTTCGCAAGCATGTCATCAGGATGGAGGCTGGTCGGCCAACGCCACCCCATCAGTTCCGCAATGCGCTCATCGGTCATGCCGACCACCACGTCGCCAGGGCGGCGATGCCAAAGACCACCACGATCGTGGCGATCGCGTCGCTCACGCAGCTCTTGCGCACCCCCAGCAGCCCCCGCTGGACGATGATCTCGTCCTCGGACATCTCGGTGGTGTTGGGCGGGGTGTAGCCCAGGCCGATCTTTACCTTGCCTGTGTTGTAGACGGTCATACGTCCTCCTGTTGATGTGAAGTTACAGTGTACTACAACTCGGGGTTACAATGGCCGTTTCCACAAGGACTGCCATGACCCTCTCCGAGTACTTCCAAACCGACGTCATGGGCGCCAAGAGCGAGATGGCCCAGTTCCTGGGCATCACCCCCACCTGGATGAGCCTGCTCATCTCAGGCCGGCGCCAAGCCTCTCCTGTCCTTGCAATCGAGATCGAGAAGGCCACCAAGGGCCTCGTGACCCGTCAGGCGTTGAGACCAGACATCTTCTTCTGACCGGCCTTCCTGCGGTGTTTCATGGCGTCCATGAGGATGTCCTGAACCTCCCGCTTGGTCTCCAGGCGCTGCAGCACCAGCAGGTCAACGGTGTCCCGGGCCAGGATGCGGTGGATGAACACCGGGCGGTCGTGGCCTGACTGGAGCTGCCGGGTCGGGCCGATGCGCTCGATGATCTGCAGGTGCTCCTCCAGGTTCCAGTTGACCGAGAAGAACACCAGGATGTTGCCGCCGTCCTGCAGGTTGAGCCCGTGGCCGGCGCTGGCCGGGTGGGCGAACAGGACCGGGATCTTGCCCGCGTTCCAGTCCTTGATCGTCTCGGGCTTCTTGTCCAAATGCTTGCCCTGGGGGAAGTGCTTCAGCAGCCGGGCCAGATCCGACTTGAAGTTGTAGGCCACCAGCACCGGCATGCCGGCTGCCTCCTCGATCACCGACTCCAGGGCCTCCAGCTTGGCCGTGTGGACCTCCTGCCACGCCAGCGCCCCGTCGCCCACGTACATCGCGCCGTTGGCGATCTGCAGGCACTTCTGAGTCTTCGCCGCCGCGTTGAACGCCTCGATCTCGTCGCCCGTGTCGAGGGCGGTGTACATCTCGTCCTCCATGTCCTGGTAGTGCTTGCGGGCCTTGAGCGGCAGCTTGACCATGATGTTGTTGATGATGGGCGTGCGCAGGTCGAACCAGTCCGCCGCCTCGATCGTCAGGCAGACGTCGCGCAGCTTGTCCTGGATCTCGACCTGGGCGATCGCCAGCGGCTCGACCCCGTAGCCGGTCCTGTCGGGCCGGAACCACCGCTGCGAGAAGGCGGTGAAGGTGCGGCCCAGGCGCACACCTGCGTCGATGAACCACGCCTGCCCCCAGAGGTCCTTGAGCCCGTTGCTGGCCGGCGTGCCGGTGAGCTCGATCAGGCGCTTGATGCGGGTGTGGGTGATGCTGCCCAGGGCCTGGGCGCGCTTGCCGCCCTGGCGCAGCCTGAACCCCTTGACCTTGGTGGACTCGTCCAGGACCACCGTGGCGTAGGGCCACTTGTCGCCCCAGTACGCCACCAGCCAGACGATCTGCTCGTAGTTCGTGGTGTAGACCTGTGACGGCGACCGCACGGCGGCGATGCGCTCGCGCTCGGTGCCCACGATCGGCACCACGTTCATGCCCGTCAGGTGGTCCCATTTGAGCACTTCTTCGGGCCACGTCGTCGTCGCCACGCGCAACGGTGCTATCACCAGCGCCGGGCCGTCCTCGACCATCTGCAGGATCTCCAGCGCCGACAGGGTTGCGACGGTCTTGCCGGTGCCCATGCCGGCCCACACCGCGACGCGCTTCCCGTCCAGGATGTGGTTGATGATCAGCGTCTGGTACGGGCGGGGGGTGAATTTCTGGCGCGTGCTCATGCGCGGTACTTCGGCGGGGGCACGTAGACCCTCTCGTGCGTCGTGTACCTGACGCCGCAGGCCGTGCAGCACCGGCGGCGGACCAGGGTAGTGTCCCGGAGCTGCCGGGTGTATATGACGTCGCTCTTGAAGTTGTTGCATTTGGGGCACATTCAGCTTTTCGGTGGGTTGAGGAGGGCGATCACGCCCTCGATGGAATCGATCACGTACACCAGCTCACCGAGCCGGCGCATGCGGTTGTGCTCGCGGACCTGCTGGGCGGTGGGCTTCTCGCCGGTGGCCTTGAGCTCGACCCAGAACGGCGTGCGCCCGGGCAGCATGACCCGGCGGTCAGGTGCGCCGGCACGCCCAATCCATTGGGCCTTGCGGATCTCACCGCCCATCAAAATGACGTGCCGGGCCAGATACTTCTCAATCGCGGATTCACGCATCATTGCTTCCGATAGCGGTAGGTCTCAAAGCCTTTGGCGGCCAGCGGCATGTCCGCCGCCCAGGCCGGTGGCGCCGACATCAGCTCCGACAGGTGCTCGGCGTTGAACTCGGTGCTGTCCGGTGCCTCGGCGATGATCTCGTCGTGCACCGTCAGGACGATCTTGTAGCCGGCGGCCTCGATCAGCGGCATGCTGTGCGCCAGGACGTCCCGAGCGATCGCCTGCACCAGATTCTCGAACAGCTTGCCGCCGTGCGTCTGAATGCGGGTCCACTTGCGCGTGAACTGGTCGATGCCCATGTACGTGATGGCGTTGTCCTTAATCTGCGGCGCCGGGTAGCACGCCACCCGGCCCGACGGCAGCGTGATCAGCAGCCACGTCTTCGTGACCTTGACCCGCAGGCCCAGGTCGACGTACTCAATGCCGCGCGTGCCCAGGGCCTGCTTCACCAGCGTCTGCAGGCGCTTCCAGTAGTCGGTGATGTTGGGGTGCGCGTAGCGCCAGACCCGCTTGAGCGTGTCGCAGGCCACGAACGCATCGTCGGACAGGTTGAACAGCGATCGCTTCTCGCGCAGCGTCCACTCGAAGAACCGATCGGCCTCCTCCACCACCAGCTCAGGCGCCAGCGGCAAGACCTTGGCGGCCATCGCGTCGAGGTTGATCCCGTAGGCCCCCGCAAACGTCACGAATGCCCCCACGCCGCCCGCGTAGGCCAGGGCCAGCTCCTGTACCTTGCCGACCTGCCGCTGGTCGTCGGTGACGTCCTCCGGCCTGACACCGAACGACTTGCTGTACGCCAGCTTGTAGAGGTCGGGGCCGATGCCGGCGTCGAAGTTGCGGAACGCCTGGAGCTTCCACTCCTCGTTCGCCAGCCACGCCTGGACCCGGCCCTCAATGTTCGCCAAGTCGGAGACCACCAACTTATTTCCGGGCGACGAAATGATCGTGCCGCGGATGGCTGATGAAAGCATTTCCATCGGGTTGTCGGTAATCAGGTCCACGCACCCCATTTTGATGGCGTCAATGCCGGCATCCAGCATTGCCCCGTGAATCGTCCCCCGTGTAATATTCTGAGGCTGGAACAGCCTGCCGGCCCACCGGCCCGTGCGCGCCGCGCCGTTGAACTGCAGGGTGCCGCGCAGCCGGCCATCGGAGCTGGCGCCGTTGATGAGGGTCTGGTACTTCTTCGTGCTGGTGCTGCTGGCCTGCAGGCGGACCTCCAGCAGCTCCTTGAGCGCATCGGGCACCGCCGGGTCGGCGAGGTACTTCTCGACCGTGCCCATCTGCAGGTCGGGCATGTCGATCCCGAACTGCTCCAGGATCTGCAGACGCAGCGCCGCGCCCTGGGTGGTGCTGCGCACCGCCCCGCCGGTGATGTCTTGGGCCTGTTGCTTCAAACTGACTTGGGCCTTGGCTACCGCGTCGATCGCCGCCCGGGCCAGACCCAGGTCAATCGCCACGCCCCGGTCGTTGATCGTCTGGTCGAGCTCCCACAACGCGCGCTCGGTCGGGGTGTTGTTCACCGACGGCATGCGCCGCATGCACTCGCGCATCGCGACGATGTCGTTGGCCGCGTAGGCCCGGAACCGCTCCCACTCCGCCGGGTGCGTGGCCTGAGTCGCGCGCCGCAGGATCCGGTTGTCGGGCAGCGGCTTGCAGAACAGGTGGATGAGCTTCTTCCCGTCCTTGTCCTTGGCCTTGTCCGCCGGCAGGCCCAGGACCTCGCCGAGCTGCCCCAGGCTGGGCGGCAGGCCGTGGCTAAGGGCCTGGACCATGGTGTCGTGGATCCGGCTCGTGGGGATCACAACACCCATGGCGTGCCGGAGGATCGTGCGGTCGAAGTGACTGTTGTGGATGACTACCCGGACGTGGGAATCGTCGAGCGTGGCCCGCAGTTGCGCCCAACGATCGCTGTGGATCTCGTCGGGGAACTGCAGCACCTGCGGGTCGTCTTCACCAACAGCGTAGGCCAGCAGCATGACCTCCGCCTTCTCGGCGTAGGCGTGCGTACCGTGCGCAATCGGCACGGTGCAGTACGTCTCCAGGTCCAGGTAGAGGTCGATCATTTCGGCGCGCGGTTGACGTAGTAGTCGTACATGCCGCTAGACAGTCTTGTAGGCTCGTCCCAAAACACCCGGTACTTGAGCGAATCCGCAGTGTGGAACTTGTCTGGGCACGCCGTTTTAATCTCCTCAATCACCGCCGCCAACGCGGCATTGGTTTTGTTGTAGTTGGTGCTAGGAACCTTCACCGCTTCCTTGAGCATGTTTTGATAATGTTCTGTCAACATTTCGGGGTCCTCAGATCAGTGGGGCTTCAGACGCTGCGATGGCCGTGTTCTCGGCTTCCGATAGGCGGCCACGGCGCTTGGCGGGCGTGCCGTCCTTCTTGCGGCCCCATGGTGCCTCGGGGTCGATCACCTTTGGCACCGCCTTCTTGGCGTCGCTCCGCTTCAACTTGCTCCAATGCTTCGCGAGGGACTTCTGCGCAACCGCTCTGGTGTCTTTGGGCTGCGCCATAGCGGCATACAGCATTACGTCAACGACTTTGCCAATTGCATTTTCGTAGGCCGTATCCCGACCAATCTCCCAGTCGTAATTTTCGGCATTCGCGCACATCGACTGGCCTGTGACGATGAACCCGCTGCGCAGGACCAAGACGCAGAACGTCACCAGCTCTAGGCGCTTTGGCGTGTTGGGGAAACCAATCGTGGTCCGAAAATGTTGGCCGTTGTACCCATCCGCGCCGCTGAAGAACACCTTGTCCTGGATGTTGTCTTCCACGTCTTTCACAGTAATTTTGATCATCTCGTTTCTCCGTCTCTTGTTGAAGGTGGGGCGCCGCTGATCACCGCAAAGCGCCCCGGTAAATCAGACCAAGTCCTCGATCGTCAGGTCGTCGAAGTCGTCCGCGTCGGCCACGCCACCACCAACGAACGACTCGCCGTCCTTGTAGAACTGGACGCCCATCAGCGTCGCGTTGACGCGCTTGCCGTAGTTGTTGTCCTGCGTCCAGAGCTCCAACACCGCGTTGACGTAGCAGCCGGCGTAGGGGCGACCGTCCTCGGCCACCAGCGGGCTCTTGTTGGTGTCCACCACCGAAGGCTTGAGAGGGTTGCGGGCGCTGATGTACATCATCCCCTCGAACCCGTCGTAGTTGGACTTCAGGTCGCCCGAGTGCAGGCAGGTCTTGTCCGCCGCGCGGATCGTCTTCAGGATGGCGTCGGCCTTGGCGCCCCACTTCTCGGCGGCGACCGTCGTGATGGCGGTGTTGATCATCGCGATCTGCGGGTCCTTGGGGCTGATCAGGAACGCCGCGCTGAAGGCCGGCTTGCCCTCACCGTTGACCGTTTTGGCTTCAAAAAGTTGGGGAAACGACAGGCGCACTGCGTTGAGTTTGATCTTCATGCTTCTTCTCCTTGGGGGGTTGGTGTTGTCACGTCATCGAAATCGGAAGCGGCTGCTGATGTGACCAGCGCAGGCCGTTTGTCTGTCTCGGGGGCCACCGACGGGCGGCCCTCGGCTTGGGTGATGAGCTCCTGGACCTTGGCCCACTGACGCGGACCCAGGTCGCCCTGCTTGAAGACCCACTCGATGTTGGTCGGGCTCGCCAACGAGTAGTTGTACATCTGGTCGTGCTTGATGCGCATCTTCTTGAGCGCCTCCTCGGCCACCGCTGGGTCACCCCAGGCCCGATTGCCACGCTTGCCCTGCACGAGCTTGTAGCCCCGCACAGACTCACCGGCCAGCAGGCGCCGCTCGACCTCGGCCCGGACCCCCTTGACCCACGCCTCAATCAGCGGTGCGTTGGTCATCACGCGGCCCAGGTCGGCATCGTCGGCGGTCTCGGGCACCACCACATCAAAGTCGGCCAGGACCTGCTCCCGGATCGCCGGGCACGTTGCCTTGGCCCGGCACCACTGGCACGCCTTGGGGCTGGGGTTCAGGGTCTCGTCTTTCCAGCCGATCGCCCAGGTGGCGTCCTGGACCTTGATGGCAAACATTTCGAGCTCAAGCACCGAGATCGTCCACTCAGACAGTGCGCCCAGGCGAGGCTGGTCGACAATCATGCGCACGCGCGTCGGTGAGTAGACGTGCCCGAACTCTACGTACGCCGCATGCGCATACATCATGAGCTGGGCGTTCTCCACCACGTCCACCACCACCCCACGACCGAACTTGGCGTCGATGACGATGAACTCGTCAGGCGTCAGGATGACCGCGTCCGCCGTGCCGGTGGCGCCTTCCTCGCCGGTCATGTGCTCGATCGGCAGGCTCTGCTCGACCAGCAGGATGCCCCCGGTGGCGGCGACGATCGACCGCACGTTGTTGACGTAGGTCTGCACCGACTGCGCCTGCTCCGGCGTGAGGCTCTCGAAGTCAGCGGCGGCGTCTAGGTTGTTGTCCAGGCACTCCGAGGCAACGAGGTGCATCATCGTGCCCTCGTCGGCGGCCTTGCTCGACCTGTCCTCCAGGCCCTCGCACAGGATCACCGAGCCGGGACAGGTCATCCAGCGCGCCGCGCTGCTGGGCGAGAGTTTGGCGTGGGTGCCGGCCATCAGTCGCCCTCCATGTAATTGTCGCGATGGTCAGCCAAAATTTCCGCGATATCGAAAACTTCTTGCGCTAGCGTATGCGGATTGGTGTGCTTCGCCACCAATGCCGGGAGCAGCGCCAACACGTACTTGTCAACCATGTCGATCTTGCTGTGCCGCTTTGCGCGCTCGTACTGGTTGTACTCTCGATGTTCAATCTGTTCGCTCAAAAACTTGAGCTGCTCTCGCAAGCTCTCAACCGTGTCCACCGGATCGCCGGTGATCATGCCAGCTCCGCCAGGAACGCGGCGTAGTCGCCAACCTTGAGCTCGGGACCCTTCTTGGCGCCGAACTTGCCCAGCGCCGCGATGACCTTGGTCCGGTCGACCTTGAACGAGTCAATGATGGCCTGGGCCACCTGGGCGTACTCGATGGCCGCCGGTGCGTCCACCACGACCTCGCGCGGCTGGAGCGCCGGCATGACGTACGGCACTTCAGGCGCGGCCTTCTCGTCCGGTTTGACCAACACCGGCAGCCCATCGACGCGGGCAACGATCGTGCTCACGTCGTCTTTGGTCGACTCGACGTGGTATGTCATCACGGGTGCGGCGACTGACGCTGCCGGGCGCATCGCCGCGATCAACTCGCGGATGGCGGCGGTGTTGTCCGCCAGGGCTTGTTCTAGACTCATGAGGGCTCCTACATAGGACAAACGAAATGTTGTCCAGCCCAAGTACTATAGCATTGTTGTGAGGCACCACAAGCCCCCTACAACAACTTTTTTGGGGTACCATCGGTTTTTGTACAAAGGAGCAACACCATGACCGGGATAGAGCAAGCCGTCGCCGTCGCTGGCAGCCAGCGCAACTTGGCCGAGATGCTGGGCGTCACCCAGCAGCTCGTGAGCTACTGGATCAAACAAAAATGCGTGCCCCAGCGCCGCATCGTCGAGGTCGAGCAGATGACCGGCATCAGCCGCGACCTGCTGATCGACCCGCGCCTTGCCGAGCTGCTGTCGAAGGAGGTGTAGACTGGCCCCCGAACCCCGGCTAGGTGTGGCTGATCCCCATGCCGAAAGGCAAACCCGTCTCTGCCCCGCCGGTAAGTTCACCATAACCCGACCGAGACGCGGCCAGAGATTGGGACAACAATGACAACAGCACACCCGCCGATTGGCGAGGTCTATGAGCCGGGCAACATCCCCGGCGAGCTCAAGGCGATGGCGCGGTGGTCGCCCTGGCGAGCGCAATGGAACGAGAAGCGAGGCAAGTGGGACAAGATTCCGGGCAACGGACGCAGCACTGCCAAGCCCGAGACGTGGCTCTCGTTCGAGGCCGCGCAGGCCGAGTTGCAGGCCAACCCGGGCGCCTTCGCGGGCCTGGGGTTCGTGGTGACAGGGCTGCCCGAGTTCACGTTCATCGACATCGACAAGTGCATTGACGAGGCGGGTGCATTCTCAGCCCGTGCGATCGAGATCATTGCGGCGGTCGGCAGCTACACCGAGATCTCACCGAGCGGGCGGGGCCTGCGCATAGTTGCCCGGGGCGCGTCACCGACAGACTGGAACAACCACGAATTGGGTGTCGAGGTCTACGCCGGCCACGCGGCGAGGTTCCTCACCATCACCGGCGACATCTGCGGCGACTCGTTGGGGGTCCACGCGATCACCGAGGCGACGCAGGCCGACCTGCGCAGCCGGTACGGCAAGAGCGCCGCGCCCAAGCTCACCGTCATCCCCGGGGGCGTGCCGCCGATGCCCGAGGTGTGGCCCGAGATAGTCCTGCCCGACATCAGTACGTTGGACCTGCCCGCCGACACCAGGGCCTTCCTGCTGGAGGGCCTGGACGAGGGCGACGGGTCCGCCGCGTTGCACCTTGCGGGCGTGCGCCTGTACAGCCTGGGCCTGTCCGACCAGATGGTGCTGTCGCTCCTGGCGAGCAGCTACGCGATGGACGTGGCGATGCGCCACCGCGGCGACAACGAGTTGCGCGCCCAGCAGTACCTGTGGGTCGAGCACTGCGTCAAGGCCAAGCCCAAGGCCACCGCCCACGCGGAGATCAACGCCATGTTCGACGACCTGGGGCCGCCCCCGGGTGAGAACCCCGGGGTTCTACCCCGGATCGGAGCGGCCCCCAAGGCCGAGCGATTTCGCATCGAGACCGCGCCCGAGTTTGCCGTGAGACGGCAGTCGACGTGGCTCTGCAAGGGCGTGGTTCCCGCGGCCACCCTGGGCGTGATCTACGGGGCCAGCGGCAGCGGCAAGACTTTTGTGGCGTTCGACCTGATCGCCACCCTGACCCTTGGGCGCGACTGGCGCGGTCACCGGACCCCCAGGCCGATCGCGCCCCTGTGGATCGCCGCGGAGGGCGTCGAGGACATGCGCAAGCGTCTGGCCGGCGCCTGCCAGCACATGGGCGTTGCCCTGGCGGACCTCAACATGCGGTTCGTCGGCGACGCCCCGAACTTCCTGGAGGAGATTGACGTCAAGGCCCTGCTCGCGCAGATCAAGAAGCAAGGCAGCGGGTTCGACGTGATCATCATCGACACCCTCGCCCAAGTCATGCCCGGCGGCAACGAGAACAGCGGCGAGGATATGGGCAAGGTCCTGGGCTACTGCAAGGCCATCAGCCGGGCCACCGGCGCCATGGTCATCCTGATCCACCACAGTGGCAAGGACGAGAGCAAGGGCGCCCGTGGCTGGTCAGGGCTGCGCGCGGCGTCGGACTTCGAGATCGAGGTGCTGCGCCTGGACGACGATCGCGTTGCCACCGTCACCAAGATGAAGGGCGGCCTGGACGGCGGCGAGTACGGGTTCGAGCTCTTGACCGTTGTCGTTGGGCAGGACGCGGATGGGGATGACGAGACCACTTGCGTTGTGCATTTCACTGATGTGGGTCGGCAGGCGGTGATGGGCCAGAAGGGCAAGCCCAAGGACATCGACCCCAAGGCCGTCTGGCAGCCTCTGGTGCTTGAGGAGGCCACGACCCTGCTGGCGACCAACGCCGGGACCCTGACCCAGGCCGAGCTGGTCAGGGCGGTGTTAGCCCGGCGCCCGTTCGTGCCCGACCCGGACAGACCGGACAAGCGGGACCAGCGCGGCACCAAGATCAACGGCGCGATCGTCGAGCTAGTGGCCGCCGGGAGGCTGTCGGTGGACGAGGGCGGCAGGGTCGAAATGCCCAACAATGAGGCAGGAATGTGGGCGGAATGACCGTGCAAAATTTTACTGTTCCAGATGTTCCAGACTGTTCCAGACGTGTTCCAGATGCGATCTAGAGCAAATGTGCATGCTCTACTTGTTCCAGATACCACCTGGAGCACCCCCTGACAGGGGTGCTCTAGGTCTGGAACATAGAGCAGGGGTTCGGAACAAACCCCCGGTGAAAAAAAAGTTGAGGAGGGGGCGTGTGGGCCACAAAGAACTTGTTGTATGATCTCTACATCAGCAACCCACCCCGAAGGACTTGACCATGAACGCAATCGCAAACACCGCCGCCAACGCCGACGAGCTTGGCTCGCTGCTCTCCCAGATCGCGGCCTTGACCGCCAAGGCCGACGCGCTCAAGGAAAGCTTCCGCGACGCCGCAACGGCGTCGGTGGACGCGCCCAAGGCGTTCGAGGGCGAGTTCTTCAAGGCCACGGTCGTTCAGGCCGACCGCACCACGGTGGCCTACGGCAAGTTGGTCAAGGACCTGGGCGTGGCTCCCGAGGTCGTGGCGAAGTACGCCACCCTGAGCGCGGTGTTCACGGTCAAGATTTCCCTCAAGTAAACCCCGGGGCTCCGGCCCCCCTTTCCAGGAGAACCACATGTACGCTTCCCTCTACAAGGCCCCCAAAGGCTGGCCCGCAAAGTTTCGCGTGATCGTCCACGCGACCCCGAGCATCAACGACCAGACCGGCGAGTTCCTCGCCGGCACGCTCGGCGAGGCCCGCCGCATCTGCAAGGCCCGGGGCATCAAGCCCTGGAACTTCTGATGTACAGCCGGGACAGAAACCGGCGGCAGCACTACGTGCCCGAGCCGGAGCGGTCCTTCGTGGACGCATTCATCGGGGAGCTGATTGCCGGCTCCGTCGTGTTTGCGGTCTTTGCGGCCATCGGCGTTGCCCTGGCGTTGTTTCTATGACGCAGAAATTCAGGGGCAACGCCCCGGTCACCGACGAGTGGATGCACCTGCACTCGTTCCGCTACGAGGACCTGGACTGGCGCCTGTTCTTTCGGGTCAAGGACCAGTCCGGCGGCTGGATCAGCGGCAAGCTGGTCGTCGACGGCAGGGCGCCGCGCAAGGCCAATTACTGGCTCGGCTGGCGGGATGGCCGGTTCGCCCGTACCCGGGACGCGGGGTCCCTGTACATCGGCAGGCAGGAGCTGTACGAGCAAGTCGAGAATTTCATCAACCAAGGACACACCAATGGCAACCCAAACGCTTAAAACAGCCCCAGCAGCGCGAAAGCTGGCCCGGGTGGTACCCAAGCCCCAGCCAGAGCCTGCGGCGGCCCCTGTGGCCTCCACGGCCACCTACCGCATGCCGGTGGACGTGGCGGACTGGATCGAGCAGGCGGAGAGCCGGCTGCGGCACGCCGCCACCGAGATCGCCCGGCTGAAGGAAGAGAACCGCCAGCTCAAGCACTCGAACCGCGTCATGGAACAGCGCGTCATGGGGCGCAGCGATGATTGAAATAGAAGACGACTCAACCCCGGCGCGCGACGCGGCTCGGTTCCGTTACCTGAGCCAGCGCGTGGTGGCGATTCAGTACGGCGACCGGGTCGGCATGGCGGTCGACACCCGGGACCTGGAGGGCGTCGAGTTCCCGGAGACACCGACGTTCCGGGAACTGGTCGACGCGATGATGACAAATTCTGTGGACCGAACAACGAAAGGACACTAACGTGGAACTGACACAGTGGTTTGACCCCGACGAGAAGCCGACCCGCACCGGGTGGTACGACACCCGGTGGTTTGCGGGCGACCGGTTTACCGAGAATCGACTTTGGTGGCGGAAGGGCTGGCGTCTGGATTCGCGCAGCCCGCTCTTGCCGAATCAGCACAGGCCGTGGCTGGGTTTGCGGCCAACGGATGCCGAACTGGAGCGTCGCACCGGGGAGCCACACATCGACGGGTACCCACTGCAAAGCGGGTTACCGCCGGCAAAGGAGAAGACATGACCGAGACCGAACGCGAGCTCGACCTCATGTTGGGGGACGCGCTCACCGAGAACGAACGCCTCCGGAAGCGACTTCAGTACCAGGAGGACAGGGACGGGTGGATCGGCACCCACAACCCCGATTGCTGGAGCTACGGCCCCCGGCACTACGAGTGCGCGCTGCGGCGCATCAAGGAGCTCGAACGTGCTGCGACTTGAGACGCGGCTGCTGGTGGACCTCGCCGGGTCACTGGCGGGGGACTACCCCCAGGGCGTCAAGTGCGAGACCCTGGCAACGCGGATGGCGATCCGGCACGACCACTGCGGCAAGATTCTGCATCTGGCGCGCAAGGCCGGCCTGATCGACATCTCGGGCAGCGGCGTGGCGGCGCGGTGGGGCACCTTGGCGATCGTGGCCGAGCTCAACACGGCGTACTGGACCCGCAACCGGCTGCGGGGCAAGAAGGCGCGCGAGGCCAAGGTGGCACGCGAGCAGGCCCGGCTCGACGCGGCAGAGCTGGCGCCCAGGCGTAAGGCCCCGTTGTTCACGGTGCGCGCGCCTAACAGCGTCTGGCAGCTCGGTGAGTTCATGGACTTGCCACCGATCGAAATCCAACGCAAAAAGAAGTTGCACAAGGCTCAAACTTCAAGTTAGAATCTCTACATCAGCAACGGAGATCGACATGAGCAGCACCATCCCTGGCAAGACAGACACGACCATCAAGACCGGCGCCCCCGCCGGCGACCGCCTCCTCGAGGCAATCTTTGGCGATCGCGTCGGCGATGGCCTGAGCGATGCCGAGCGGGCGATGAACGCCCGCCGGGCGGTCTGGGCCGCCGAGGACGCGGCCAAGGCCGCTGCCCAGGCTGCCGCCGATGCGGCACGCGCAGCCGCCCAGGCTGCCGTAGAGGCCGCCAAGGCCGACGCCGCCGTCACCGCTGCTACGGTAGCCGACCGTGTCCGCAAAGCGGCGGCAGTGCTGGTCGCCGAGGGCTCAGTCGAGTGGTCACGGACCGAGACGATCGTGGCGTTCCGGACCGGCTATCGCGGCTCGGACACGCTGGTCAAGGCATGCGGGATCCTGGCCGCCGAGCTGGACGCTTGCGACGACCGCGTCGAAGACATCGTGGCCGAGTGCTACGGCCTGATCTAAACCTAAAGGAGAGCAGCATGGCATACGTTCAATACGACGACGAGAAAGAAAGCTTCGAGATGTACCGGGTGTCCGACGACGCCCGGATCTTCGCCCCGGAGTACCGGGCGGCGATCGAGAAGGCCCGCGAGGCCCTGGGCAACTTCCTGGAGTGCGCCTGGGAATTCCGCGATGAGATCAGCGACGAGGGCCTGCTGGTCACGCGCTTTGACGAGATCGCTGACGCCATCGCCAAGGCAGCCGCGTTGCCGCTGTACATCGTCGGCGAGTGCCTGACCGTGATCGTCGGCGTCACCCTGCCCGACACCGAAGAGTACGAAGACGATATCCACGACAACCTTGTCCGCTACTTCCTGGAGGATTGAAATGAACCGCACCCACACCGAGAACGAGCTCGCTGCCTACGTGGCGGGCGACACCCTTGCAACCGGCCTGCACGCCGCCCTGGCGGACCAGGAGGCCGAGCTCGACCGCATGCGCTACCTGCTCAAGGAGGCGGTAGACACGCTGCGCTACATCAGCGCTCACCGCAAGCACGCGGAAACGCTTGTCGACCTTGCCGAGACGCTCGAAGGCGTCGCTGACGTGTGGCTGTTCGACCACGCGGTCGAGGCCGACAACCTGACCGGGTCCTGAAAATAGTTGAAGAAAAAGCCCCACGGGGCTCAAACTTGAAGTTAGAATCTCTACATCAGCAACGCAACGGAGATCGACATGGCCCAACTCTTCACCCGCACCGGCACCGCCCGCACCGCCAACTGCACTGGCGGCTACAGCTACACGTCGAAGTGCACCCGCTGCGGTGGCGCTGGTGGCCGCCCGGAATGGAACCACAGCGGCTATGTCTGTTTCTTGTGCGGCGGCTCCGGCGTCGGCAAGGTTAAGGTCGACAAGCTCTACACCCCCGAGCAGAACGCCAAGCTCGACGCCACCGCAGTCAAACGCGCTGAGGCGTCGACCGCCAAGGCCAACGTTATCCACGCCGCCCGCGAGGCCGAGCTGGTCGCCCAGCGCGCGGCCTTCGTGGCCGACAACGCCGAGTTCGTTGCCAAGCTGCGGGGCCTGGACGGCGACTTCTGGGTCGGCTTCCGCGAGTCCTTCCTGGCCCGCGCCAAGGCCCCCACAGAGCGCCAGATCGCCCTGGTCGATGCCGAGGTCGCCAAGCGTGCCAAGGCCCCCAGCGCGCACGTCGGCGCGGTCGGCGACAAGGTCACCCTGACCCTGACCTGCGAGCGCGAGGTCCGCCTGGAGTCCCAGTTCGGTGTGAGCTGGATGAGCATCTGCCGCGACGCAGCCGGCAACGTGGTCATCTACAAGGGCAACGCCCAGTTCCTGGGCCTGGACGAGACCGGCGAGGTCAAGGCCACGATCAAGGACCACGCGGTCTACAACGGCGTGGCGCAAACCATGATCATGCGCCCCAAGGTCACGCAGGCAGCGTAAAAAATTTACCCGGGGACTCAAACCCCGGGTTACAATCTCTACTTCAGCAACGGAGATCGACATGGCTTACCGCCAAATGCACCTCAACAAAGCCGGCAGCGGAATGGCTGCCAAGACCGCCTGCGGGCGCAACATCCTGCGCGCGCCGGTCTCGTGCGGCTGGGCCGGCTTCAAATTGACCCCGGAAGACCAGCAGTGCGAGAAGTGCGCGGCCAGCAAACAGGCCGAGCTGAATGCTCGCCGCGACGCTGACCTCTGGGTCCCGGAGAGCCCGGACGCCTGGATGGTGGCCGACGACGCATTGATCGCAGCAAGGAGAGCAGCATGACCAACAACCAATTCAACGCCCTAATCAGCCAGGACATCCAGGCCCGCGTGGCCGCCGCCCAGGCCCGCTACGAGGCCGAGCTGGCCGACGAGGAGTACTTCGAGGCCGGCATGACGCCCGGCGAGCAGGCGTACTGGGACGCCATCGAAGGGGCAGCGCAATGATGGTCCTTTCGCCCGCCTACGGGCGTGACTACGCGAACAAGGCGGCGGTCCGGGCCGACTGGGAGGCCGACAAGGACTTCATCGTCGCGAGCTACAGCGTCTGGACCGGCAAGCCGGTCAACCGCGCGCAGCTCGTCGAGGCGTCGGCCTGGGCCAGCAAGGCCATGCCCGAGCAGCCGCAGCGCGTCAGCATCCGTTACGCGCGACTGCGCAGGACCCTGGTCATCGACATAATTCCGAGATGACTGACGCCAAACGCATCGCCAAGCTGGAGGCCCAGGTCGAGGCGCTGCGCGCCCGCCTGGACGCCCGCACGACGCAGCTCACGCTCGTGCTGCTGCAGATCTCGGACATGACAGGGCAGCTCAAGGGGCCATTGCCCGAGGGCTACGAGCCCCATGAACTGCCGGCGGACTACACCGGCAAGCTCTGGATTGAAGGCCAGCTCCGGCAGCGTTTGCAAGGGGTGCTTGACGCGATGTAAACTCGCGCGCATGGCTACAAAAGGACGCCCCAAGGGCATAAGCAACTTCCCCAACAAGGCCGAGCTCAAGCTCGACGTTGCGGCCTGGATCGCATCGAGCAAGCCGCTGGCGCAATGGTGCGCATTGGCCGGGAGGCCGAGCGTAGTCACAATCTCCGATTGGCAGCGCGAAGACCCAGACTTCGCCTTAGCGTACGCACGCGCACGGGATACCGGATACGAGATCATCGCGCAAGATTGCATGCGCCTGATCGATACTGAGCCGCTCGCCGTTCACGACGACCTGGGCAATAAGCGGTACGACCCGGGCAGTATCTCGTGGCGCAAGAATCAAACCGACGTCCGCCTGCGCCTGCTTGCCTGCTGGGACCCCAAGAAGTACGGTTCGCGTCAGAATGTGACGGTGGACGACTCGAAGGTCGAGCACACAGTCAGCTTCGACATATTCGGCGAGCTGCTGAAGAACATGGCGCTCAAGCGTCAATCAGAGGAATAACGGATGGATCCCCAGCACCTAATCGATATTGGACTGGGGATTACGTCCGCGGTCACCGGATGGTTTGCCCGCGAGCTCTGGGCGGCGGTGAAAGAGTTGAAGGCCGACCTTGCCAAGCTGCGCGAGGACCTGCCGCGGACCTACGTGGCGCGCGACGACTACCGATCGGACATGCGCGAGATCAAGGAGATGCTCAACAAGATCTTCGACCGGCTCGACGGCAAGGTTGACAAGTGACGCTCACCGAACAACTCCGGCGTGACGAGGGCACCGAGTCCTGCGCCTACCAGGACAGCCTGGGCTACTGGACGATCGGCGTCGGGCGCCTGATCGACGCGCGCAAGGGCGGCGGCCTGTCGAACGAAGAGATCGACTACTTGTTGGACAACGACATCAAGGCCAAGACCGCCGAGGTCCTGCGAGCCCTGCCGTGGGCTGCGAGGCTCTCAGAGCCCCGTAGAGCCGTTTTGGTGAACATGGCCTTCCAGATGGGCACCAAGGGCCTGCTGGCCTTCCGCAGGACCCTGGGCAGCGTTGAGGACGGCCACTACGGCGAGGCCGCGCTGGGCATGCTCGACAGCACCTGGGCGAAGCAGACGCCCGCCAGGGCGATGCGGCTCGCGACGCAGATGGAGACCGACAAGTGGCAGTAGATCCGCTGACCGCCGGCATCGAGCTCGCCACCGCAGCGATCGCCCGCATCTGGCCGGACAAGAGCGCAGCCGAGGCGGCGCAGCTTGCCGCTCAGGTGGCAATTGTCCAGGGCCAGCTCGACACCAACAAGGCCGAGGCGGCGAGCCCGAGCGCGTTCACGAGCGGCTGGCGCCCGGCGATCGGCTGGGTCTGCGCTGCGGCGCTGGCCGGCCAGTACGTCGCGCGGCCCCTGCTGCAGTGGGCCGGCATCATGACCGGGCACGCATGGCCGGCGCTGCCGGGCATCGACAACAACCTCTGGGAGCTCATGCTCGGCATGCTCGGGCTCGGGGGCTTGCGCTCGCTGGAAAAAATTAAGGGCGCCGCGTAATGCTGGAGCTGCTCGAAGACCCGGCGGTCCTCAAGCAGTACTCGCAGCTACCCGCAGCGCAGCGGGCGGCGTTCGACTGGCGCGCGCGCTGGCTGATGCGGGCGCACAAGCACCAGATCGAGCCGCCGGGGGACTGGTGGAGCATCTGGCTGATGTGCGCGGGGCGCGGCGCCGGCAAGACCCGGGCAGCCGCCGAGACACTGGGCTGGTGGGCCTGGGAGCAGCCCAACACCCGCTGGCTGGTGTCGGCGCCCACCAGCTCTGACCTGCGCAGCACCTGCTACGAGGGCGACAGCGGCCTGCTGGCGGTCATCCCGCCGGTGCTGGTGTCCAAGTACAACAGCACGCTGCACGAGCTCACGCTGACCAACGGCACGCTGATCAAGGGCATACCGGCATCGGAGCCCGAGCGGTTCCGGGGTCCGCAGTTCCACGGCGGCTGGCTCGACGAGCTCGCGGCCTGGGAGTACCTGCAGGAGAGCTGGGACATGATCCAGTTCGGCATCCGCCTGGGCACCCACACCAAGCTGATCGCGTCGACCACGCCCAAGCCCAAGGACGTGGTGATGGCGCTGATCGACCGAGACGGCGACGACGTGGCGGTCACGCGCGCGTCGACCTACGCGAACATCAAGAACCTCGCGCCATCGTTCCAGAAGCAGATCCTGCAGTACGAGGGCACGAAGCTGGGCCGTCAGGAGATCCACGCCGAGATCATCGACCCGGAAGAGGGCGGCATCGTCAAGCGGGACTGGTTCAAGCTCTGGCCGGCGGCCAAGCCCCTGCCCAAGTTCGAGTTCGTGCTGCAGAGCCTGGACTGCGCGACGAGCGAGAAGACGATCAACGACCCGACGGCGCACATCACGATCGGGATCTTCAAGCCCGAGGACGGCAGCATGTGCGCGCTGGTGGTGGACTGCTGGCAGGAGCACCTGCAGTACCCGGACCTGCGCCCCAAGGTGCTCGACGAGTACGAGACGGTGTACGGCGAGGGCAAGAACAAGAAGCGCGTCGACCTGCTGCTGGTGGAGGACAAGAGCGCCGGCATCAGCTTGATCCAGGACCTGCAGCGCGCCGGCGTGCCCGTGCAAGCCTACAATCCGGGCCGGGCCGACAAGATCCAGCGCCTGTCAATCGTGTCGAACATCATCAAGGCCGGGCGTGTCTGGGTGCCCGAGAGCAGCAACAAGCGCGGGTTCGTGCGTGACTGGGCCGAGGGCATGATCAGCCAGATCTGCTCGTTCCCCGAGGGCACGGCGCACGACGACTTCGTGGACGCAATGAGCCAGGGCCTGCGCTACCTGCGCGACGCCGGCTGGCTGACGATCGACTACCCCAAGGACTGGCTGGACGAGGACGACTACGCGGACGCCGACAAGACGAGCAACAAGCGGCGGGGCAACCCGTACGACCAGTAGGGCACCACCATGGCTAAGGCACCCAGCACCGAGCAGATGAGCGCCGAGCTGCGCGAGAAGGGCCGGCAGGCGTTCCTGGAACCGAGCAAGGTCAAGGACGTGCTGTACCACGGGTCGCTCAACGACATCAACGAGTTCAAGCCGGGCGCCAAGGGCCTGCTCGGCCCGGGCGTGTACCTGACACCCCACGCAAAAGCGGCGAGCGGGTACGCGAGCTTCCGGGGCAGGATCAAGGGCGACGCTACCGGCGCCAACGTCGTGCCGGTGCACGCCCAGATCAAGAACCCGTACTACTTCGACAACGATCCGCTGGTGCCAATGACGAGCGAGCACGTTGAGAGACTGAAGGCGCTCGGGCACGACGCGGCGATACTGCGGGACACGGAAGGCAACATCAATCAGGTGAACGTGTTCCACCCGCACCAGATCAAGTCGGCAATCGGCAACCGTGGCACGTACGACACGACGAACCCAGACATCACCAAGGCCCAAGGAGGCGCTGTGCACCCCACCATCAACCAAATGCGGCAGGCTGTTGCTGCGCGACAAGCAATGCCAAGGTTGGCTGGCGGCGGCGAGCCGCCCGCTACCCCGCACCCAGGCTATCTGCCCACCGACAACCCCAAGCGGGTATTGATGCCGGCGGAGGGCCCCGGGGGCATCAAGGGTATCGTCCAACCCAGCCACATGTGGTTGGGCGGAAAACTCCCGGGGGGTAGCCGGTTGGCGGGGATGGGGGAGATCAACGAGGCGCGAGCCTCGGTGTACGGGGGCGAACAACGCCCGCCCTTGAAGATCGGGCAGGTAGGCGCATTGCACAAGCGCATACTGGATGCGCACTTCCAGAAGCCGATAACGCAACAGCTCGCCGATGAGAGCTCGGCGCTGGAGAAGCTCAAAGCGGCCAAGCACATCAGCGGCAACGCGAACACGTTGGACAAGAGCGAGAAGCTCGACACCGTCAACCACGAAACCGATTCGGAAGGCCGGCACTACACCGGCATCGCATCCAAAGGCGTGGCGGGGCACTCGCTGTACACGTCGGGCCATGGCGCCGAGCAAAAGCGCCACGTCATCAACACATGCCCAGGCCAGACCGTAGGCTGCGGGGGCGGTGTCGATGCCAACGGCATTGTGGACACGAGCAAAGGGATTTGCTTTGCGCCCAATGCGGAAGCACAGTACGCCGGCGCGGCCATCCGGCGGGCGTGCCATGAACAGGCCAAGCACGATCCTGCAATGTCATCCGATTGGATCCTGGCGCACACCGGATCGCTGCGTGGCGTGGCGAACGCGGCGGACAAGCAGAACAAGGTCACGCTGTTCAGGCCCAACGTGGTGGACGAGACCGACGTCTCTTCGCGCCATGTGCTGCGCCACCTGAACAAGCAACGCAGGGCGGAAGGCAAGCCTGGGATGATTGCCAACTCCTACGGCAAGACCAACGAGCTGCACGACCCCGAGAACGGGTACTACGTCACGCATTCCAATGTCGGGCCAAAGACCAAGCTGGGCACGTCCATCGAGGACCACATTGCCCGAGACAAGCAGCGGGTGCGCAACACCATCACCGCCACCGACGCCAGTGGCCGAGACTTCACCAATGACGACGGCAACCCAACGCCACCCAAGAACGCCTACGCGGTAACGGACGTCAAGCGGCACTCGCCGTTCGATCAACGGATGCAGAAGACGATCACGCACGCCAAGTACTGGGGCGTGGGCAAGCACGTAGAAGAGCTGACGCCTGCCGAGAAAGCCGAGGGGCCAGAAGGGCACTTCAATGGCGCAGGCAAGCCGGTGTCGGAAGACGCTGCGCACTACGGGCACACGACAGTCAACGACCACCGCTACGACTACCAGAAACAGCACATACTGCATCCGCGCCTTGTGCAAGTTGGGAAGAATATCGACGGCACGCCGCACATGATCCCTACCGATTCTCGGTTCAAGGACGACGATTTTCTGCCCAAGAATCGGTTCAAGACCAAGAACGGTAAGCAAGCCGGCGCAATCATCCTGACTACGCCTACGGAATCAACCAGCAACCTACAGCACCAAGCGTCTTTTACCCATCACGTAGGGGAAGAAGACATAGCGCATGCGCAAGCGCGCAAAGGTGAGTATGAGATTGACGCACCGGCCAAGCAAGAAGCCAGTCGGGGCAAAGAGTATGTCCAACCCAAGGGCATCAAATTCTTTGCGCATGGCGGTTCGGTGCACATCACCGGGGGGCGGCACGAAGGGTTGGAGCATGATGATTTCTCGGCATTCCCCGAGAGAAATTTTGCGGCCCAATGGCACCACTCAAAGCGTGTAGGCATTGAAGACATATCGGAAATGCCGCATGGGCACCTGCCTAAGCGCCAGCATGCGCCAGTTGTACGGGCCAAGGCAGGCGGCCCCATAGGCTCTGTCTCCATGGACGAGATGCTGGCGCACACCACGTTGGGCAGGAAAATGCCCAACGTCAGAAACATCGGCGCGGACGAGGCGCCGGACATGAAGGTCAAGCAGTACATCCCGCCGGGTCCGGGCAAGGGCATCGACCTGCCTGCCGGTGGCGTTGACTTCCAGCCGGAAATGCCGGGGCACCAGCTCACGCAGGCAACGCCCGCCGGCCCTGGCGGCCTCGCTATGGCGGGAATGCCACCAGGAATGCCAGGGATGCCGCCGGGGATGCCGCCAGGCGGCCCTGGAATGCCCCCAGGCGGCCCTGGCCCGGGCATGCCGGGTATGCCACCGCCGCTGCCCAGGAACCAGCCAGGGATGCCCACCGGCAAGCCTGCCGGCCTGGAGCCGCCGAACATCCCGCCGCCCAAGCAGAAGCCCACCGGCAGCAACATCCTGACAATGACGCCGCAGGGGCAGGCGTTGGCGGCACTCGGGCCAATGCGCAAGATGGCCGATGGTGGTGGTGTCAAGCGCAAGGTCGAGGTCAGGCCCACGGTGAAGGACGAGACCCTGCAGCGCAAGATCCCCGAGATGGAAACCGCAGTGAAGGCGCTGCACGCGGGGGTAATCGACCACGCCGAGTACGACCGCATCGTGTTGAAGCACAAGCCGGTCAAGCCCTACGACTTCGTGCCGCAACCGGCCAGCAACGAAGACGCGGCGCGCGCGCTGAAAGATACCCAGAAGCCACACTGGCGCGGCGCAGAACAGTGGCCTGCGGGCCGCAAGGTTGGCCTGCGCCTGGACATCCCGGCCTACGAGCGCCACGGGGTTTGGGTCAACTCAATCCACGACGAAGAGGGCAAGGAAGGCGACAAGTTCAACACGTCCTACGGGCCGGTGTCGTCGGTCAAGAATGCCGTGTTTGACCCCAAGCCAGAAAAAGCGGAAAGAGTTGCCACCGGTGAACAGGATAAGTCACCGTTTGCGCGCATCAAAGGTGAATTACACCCCATAAGCGAAAACGACGCCGTCAAGCTCATGCAGGAGCACCTGCACCACCCCGACTGGGCCCAGGTGGGTATGGACCCCCGCCGGCACGGGTTCTTCTACGACCGCAAGACCCTGCAACCGGTGACCCACTCCGAACACGTTGTGCAGATCGGCCCGCTGGTACTGGCAAAGAAACCAAAGTACGGCAAACGCGAAACTTACTCACATGGTGGCGGAGTTACACTCCCGCCATCGACCGAGCAAATGCGGCAGGCCCTGAGTGCACGACGCTCAAACTCGAAGGCATAGTATGAACAGAGATACCCGCGACGAAGACCTGGACGAGAATGACGACGGGTCGGTGGACGTAGACCTGCCGGACGATACCGCCGACATAATGGAAATGCCGGACGGCTCGGCTGTTGTCACCATGGAGACAGTCGGCCCCGAGGAGTCGCGCGACTTCTACGCCAACATGGCCGAGACGATGGAGACCTACGAGCTTGACCGGCTCGCCATGCGCTACATCGACTTGCTGGAGAAGGACAAGAATGCGCGTGAGGACCGGGACAAGCAGTACGAGGAGGGAATTCGGCGTACTGGCCTGGGCAAGGACGCACCCGGTGGTGCCAACTTCATGGGCGCCAGCCGCGCGGTGCACCCGATCATGGCCGAGGGCTGCGTGGACTTTGCATCACGCGCTATCAAGGAGATGTTTCCGCCTGACGGCCCTGTCAGAACCAAGATCATCGGCGAGGTCGATGACTTGAAGCAGCAGCGCGCCGAGCGCAAGCGGGACTTCCTGAACTGGCAGATCACCGAGCAGATCGAGGAGTTCCGGGACGAGCAAGAGCAGATGCTCACCCAGCTCCCGCTGGGCGGCTCGCAGTACCTCAAGGTTTGGTACGACGAGCAACAGAAGCGCCCAACAATCGAGTTCCTGCCAATCGACCGGATCATCCTGCCGTTCGCCGCGTCCAACTTCTACGCGGCGCAGCGCGCTGCCGAGGTCCACGAGATCACCGAGTGGGAGTACAAGCGGCGCGTCAGCAACGGCATGTACATCGACGGGTTCTCGTTCACGTCGTCCATCGAGCCCGAGCAGACCAAGGCGCAGAAGGCCAACGACAAGATCGAGGGCAAGGCGTTCCAGGACAACGAGGACGGCCTGCGCAAGGTCTTCCACATCTACACCTACCTCGAATTCGACGACGACAAGCACAGCGACGGTGAGATGGCCCCGTACATCATGATGGTGGACGAGCAGTCCAGCAAGGTGATCGGCCTGTACCGCAACTGGGAGGACGGCGACGACACGATGACCAAGCTCGACTGGATCGTCGAGTTCAAGTTCATCCCCTGGCGTGGTGCATTCGCAATCGGCCTGCCCCACCTGATCGGCGGGTTGTCGGCGGCGCTCACCGGCGCGCTGCGCGCGCTGCTCGACTCGGCGCACATCAACAACGCCGCGACGATGCTCAAGCTCAAGGGCGCCAAGCTCTCGGGCCAGACCCAGCAGGTCGAGGTCACCCAGGTCGCCGAGATTGAGGGCGCGCCGGGCGTGGACGACATCCGCAAGATCGCGATGCCCATGCCGTTCAACCCGCCGTCACCGGTGCTCTTCCAGCTCCTGGGCTGGCTCAGTACCGCCGCCAAGGGGGTGGTGACCACCAGCGAGGAGAAGATCGCTGACGTCACGTCCAACGCGCCGGTGGGCACCACCCAGGCGCTGATCGAGCAGGGCGCGGCGGTCTACTCCGCCATCCACGCCCGCCTGCACAAGTCGCAGGAGCGGCTGATCAAGATCCTGTGCCGCCTGAACCGGTGGCACTTCGACGAGATGCGCAAGGGCGACATCGTCGAGGACATGAACATCCAGCGCGACGACTTCAACCGCAACACCGACGTCATCCCCGTCAGCGACCCGCACATCTTCAGCGAGACGCAGCGCATGGCGCAGATGCAGTCGGTGCTGCAGCGGTCGGACAAGAACCCGGACCTGTACGACGCGAAAGCGGTGGAGGAGCGGTTTCTCAAGCAGCTCAAGATCCCCAACGTCAGCGAGCTCTTGCGCAACGTGCCGGCACCGGAGCAGCGCACCCTGGCGGACGAGAACGCGGCCATGTCAATCGGCCAGCCGGCGTACGCCTACCTGCAGCAGGACCACATCTCCCACATCCAGGGCCACCTGATGTTCGGCCTGGACCCGTCGTTCGGGTCGAACCCGTTCATCGCGCCGCAGTTCACGCACAACGCGATCGAGCACATCAAGCAGCACATGACGCTCTGGTACCTGAACCGCATGAATGGTTACGTGGCGAACCTGCGCGGCGGCAAGCCGGTGGCGAACTACGACAACCCCAAGCTGACCGCGATCATCGACCAGCTCTACGCGAGCGTTGGGCAGCACGTCGCGCTCGACAGCAAGGAGGTCTTCTCGCAGATCCTGCCGCAGATCCAGCAGCTCCAGCAGGTCGCCCAGCAGTACGCACCCGCCGCGGTCCTGCCGCCCGACGCCCAGGTGGTCAAGGACACCTCGATGGCCGAGACCAAGCGCAAGGAGGCCAAGGACCAGCAGGACATGCAACTCGCCCAGGCCAAGCTGCAGTCAGACATGCAACGCGATCAGGCCGACACGCAGAACAAGGGCCAGCTCGAACAGGCCAAGGCCCAGGCCGACGTCCAGCGGGCCCAGGCTCAGATGCAGATTGAAATGCAGCGCGAACAGGCCAAGGCCCAGGCCGACATGCAACGCGAGATGGCGCAGATCCAGGCCGACATGCAGCGCGAGCAGTTGCGCAGCGATACCCAGATCAAGATTGCCGAGATGCAGCGTGAGGCGCAGATAGCGATCGAGAACGCTAAGATACTGCACCAAACAGTAGTAGCAACCCAACCCCAAGGAGTACCAAATGGCAACATCTGATCAAGAGCAGCAAAGTATCCTCGTGCCCATGCACAAGCGCATGGCGCAGGGCGCGAAACTCGACGGCACCAGCATGCAACCCAAGGGCGGCAGTAAAGCCCCGGCCAAACCCACCGGGGGCTTGAGCCACCTGAAGAAGCAGAAGTGATTGGTGCGCTGATCCATGTGATCAAGGACCGGCAGGCGGCGCTCCGCCTGTCGCTTGCGCAGGGCCACGCCCCTAATTTTGAAACCTACCAGCGCCTTGTCGGTGAATACCAGGGCCTGCAGTGGATGTTGGATGCGATTGACGCGAAACTCGCGGAGCAAGACGAATAAGGCCATCTGGCCCCAAGTGCGCTGAAATATGCGCTGTCAAAACGCACTGAAATATGTGCTTTGTGTGGAGTTTGTGTGGAAAACGTAGCGAAAATTCACCTTATCGAGGGTATTTCGAGGCCATCTGACGAGTCCGAGCTTGCTTGGTCTTTCCCAGACGTCGATCCGGGCCTTGCCCCGCTCGGCGGGCGCATTCTGGTGCAACTCAGGCGCACCAAGAAGCAAAAAGGCCGCATTATCTTGGTCGAAGAGACCCGCGAGACCGAGAAATGGAACGGTCAGATCGCCAAAGTGGTCGCCATCGGCCCGTTGGCGTTCAAGAACCGCGACACCATGGCCTCCTGGCCCGAGGGGAGCTGGACAGCGATCGGCGACTACATCCGCGTGCCCAAATGGGGCGGGGATCGGTGGGAACGCCCCGCGCCGGGCGACGATCGTCACGAGGACCCGGTGCTGTTCATGGTGTTGAACGACCATGAGATCATCAGCAAGGTCACCTGTGACCCGTTGAGCTTCAAAGCCTTCGTTTAAGGGGACGACCATGGCCGAAAAAGACAAGAACGAAGAAATAATGCACGTCGAAGAGGACACCGACGGCACCGCGACCGTTGAGCTCCCCGATAGTGTTGATTTCTCGCAGGGCGGCGATGCTGGTGAGCCTCGCCAAGCCGATGACGGCGACGTCGACCACCCGGACGACAGCGAGGCCGTCAGGGCCGCGCGCAGGGCACGCCGGCGCTCCAAGAAGGACCTGATCCGCAAGACGAACGAGGAGAAGGACGTCCGCCTCGGGATGCTGCAGCGTCAGAACGAGGAGCTGATGAACCGGCTCTCGAACGTCGAGCGCAAGACCCAGCAGCACGACCTGGGCCGGCTCGACAAGGCGATCGAGGACCAGGGCGTGCGGCTTGAGTACGCGAAGATGAAGTTGTCCGAGGCCACGGCCAACGGCAACGGCGATGACGCGGTGCAGGCGCAGGAACTGCTCTACGAGGCCCGTAAACAGCTCGACGAGCTCTCGGCAGTGAAGCGGCAGGCCAACCAGCCCCAGGCGCCCCAGCAGCGCCCTATCGACCCCGGGGTGCAACGCCACGCGGCCAAGTGGATTGACCGCAACGAGTGGTACAAGCCGGACCTCTCCGACACCGACAGCAAGATTGCCAAGCAGGTCGACGAGTCCCTCGTCACCGACGGTTGGAACCCGGGGACAGCCGAGTATTGGGACGAACTTGACAGCCGCTTGCAAAAGTATCTGCCGCATCGTTACAATCGGGCCGAAGGGGGTGGATCCAGATCGCCCCGGAATGTCGTGGGAAGTGCAGGACGCGAGGCATCAGCCGCTTTTGGGGGCACGAACCGCACCTTTACGCTATCAGCCGAACAGGTTCGAGCGATGAAGGACGCGGGGATGTGGGAAGACCCTGCAAAGCGGGCCAGGATGGTCAAGCGTTACGCAACCGAATCACGAAACAACCGGGGGTATTGAAATGGAATCACGTCTCAAAAAATCTTTGAATGCTGGTGGACGCGAAACTCGTGCGAACGAGGACGCAAGCCGGGCAGCACCAGAGGAGAAGTTTGCTTCTACGCAGGAACGTCGCAAGATGTGGAGCGAGGAGTGGACGCAATCAGCACTGCCCAGACTGCCAGAACTGTCAGGTTGGCACCTTTGCTGGCTTTCAACCACCAACAGCTACGACTCCATCGACAAGAGAATCCGCCTCGGGTACGTTCCAGTTAAGTCTGAAGAGTTTCCCGGGTACGAAGACTATCGCGTCAAGGCAGGCGAGCACGTTGGGTACATCTCATGCAACGAGATGCTGCTGTTCAAGTTGCCGATGGATGTTTTCCAGGAAGTGATGACGGTCATGCACCATGAGCGCCCTCAAGAGGAAGCGGACAAAATCCGACTCCAGATGGAGAACCTGCAGAACGCACGCGACAGCAACGGTCGAGCTCTGATGTCCCCGGTTGAGGGTGAAGGATCAAGCAACCCTGACAGGCAACCAAATCGCACGCCGGTGTTTGCCGGCTAACAAGGAGTACGAATATGTCAGCGACATCAGCTCCGTTCGGCTTTCGCCCCGCTTACCACCCGACAGGGTTGGACCGAGCGACGGTGTTGGCAAACGGTATCGCCAGTGCTTATAACACCGGCATCCTCAAGGGCCAGCCAGTCGCTCTTGACACCAACGGCAACATCGTCATTGCCACGGCAGGCTCCGCCTTCATTGGCGTGTTTGCTGGTGTCGAGTACACCGACCCGTCGGGCCGTCGTCAGATCAACAACCAGTGGCCCGCGAACACCGCGTACCAAACTGGCTCTTGCCTCGCCTACTTCTACCAAGAACAGACGATCGTGTACGAAGTGCAGTCGAACGCCACCCTGGCGCAGACTTCCATCGGTGACCAAGCCAACATGGCAAGCGCCACAGCCGGTAGCACGACCACCGGCCTGTCGCAAGCAATGTTGGGCACCGTTGTTGGAGCGAGCTCGCAAGGCGACTTCCGCATCATCGACATCGCACCCTACATCGACAATGAGTGGGGCGATCCTTTTGTGATTGTGCGCGTGCAGATCAGCCGCCATCAGTACACAGCTAACATCGTCGCCATCTAAGGAGTCCAATCATGGCCGCACCAATGCGCAGTACGGACTTCCGGAGCATCGTTGAGCCTATCCTCAACGAGTGCTTCGATGGGGTCTATGACCAACGAGCCGACGAGTGGAGCCGAGTGTTCCGCGAGGAAGACGGCATCCCCCGCAACTACCACGAAGAGCCGGTTCTGTACGGTTTCGGAGCGGCACCGCAACTGCCTGACGGCACACCGGTGACCTACCAGCAGGGCGGCGTGCTGTTCCTGCAACGCTACCTGTACAAGGTCTACGGTCTGGCGTTCGCGCTGACCAAGGTCCTGGTAGAGGATGGTGACCACATCCGTCTGGGTCAGGTGTACGCACGTCACCTTGCGCAGTCGCTCGTGGAGACCAAGGAGCTGCTGTCCGCCAACGTCTTGAACTACGCTTTCAACAGCTCGTTCCCAGGCGGCGACGGCGTTTCCCTGATCAGCGCCTCGCACCCGATCGTCAATGGTGTCTTCAGCAACCAGCTTGCCACCGCCGCCGTGCTGTCGCAGACCTCGCTTGAGCAGATGCTCATTCAGGTCCGCTCTGCCGTCGACAACAACGGCAAGAAGATCCGTCTGGTCCCGCGCCAGCTCATCGTTGCCCCGGGCAACATCTTCCAGGCAGAGGTTCTGCTCAAGTCGGTTCTGCGTACCGGCAACGCCAACAACGACATCAACCCGGTCAAGTCGATCGGGCTGCTGGACGAAGGCGCCGCCGTTATCAGCCGCTTGACCAGTGCCACCGCTTGGTGGGTGCAGACCGACGCGCCTGAAGGGTTCAAGATCCTGATGCGCCGTCGCCTGGAGAAGACGATGGAAGGCGACTTCGAGACTGACTCGATGCGCTACAAGGCAACCGAGCGGTACGCTGTCGGCTTCACCGACCCGCGCGCCGCCTACGGCACGCCCGGCATCTAAGATGCCACCAGGGGCGGGGATCTGATCCCCGCCCTACCCAATTCAACAGTGTTTGGTCAAACTTTTCAAGGAGCAGACCATGCCCCAGTTTTCAGATGACCTTTTCCTGGGTCCCGCACAGGGCTACCAGGGAACCGGTTCGTACGCCAACACGGCGACCTTTACGGGTTCAGTTGCCACCACCGTTCTGACGGTCACCGAGATGCTCTCGGGCGACCCGATCACCGTGGGCATGTACGTCGACAGCGCCAACATCTCTGTGGGCACGTACATCACGGCCTTTGGTGGTACCGGCGCTGGTGGCGTGGGCACCTACACGGTGAACACCTCGCAGACCGCAGCCAGTGCCACGGTGACTGGTGCAGGCAACGCCCTGGCGGGTAACCCCGCGCCGATGTCGCTTGGTGTTGGCCCCCTGGGCCGGATCTACGTCTTTGACGTGGTGCCGCAGACCCTCAACGCGGCGAACATTGCTGCCTCGCAGACGCCTACCGGTACGAGCGTCACCCTGACTGCTGGCACCACCGTCAAGTCGGTTGTCCGCTCAAACGGTGCCACCGTCCTGCAGTTGGACTGCCCGCGTGCGTTGTCGGTGTCCCTGTTGGTGGGCGGCACTGCCCGCGCCTACACCATCTCCGGGTTTGACTACTACGGGCAAGCGATGTCCGAGGTGATCACCAGCGTTGCTGCTGCGACCACCAACGGCAAGAAAGCCTTCTACCAGATCTCCGGGGTTACCGGCGCTGGCGGTTCGGTTACCGCGATCACGATCGGAACCACCCAATTGATCGGGCTGCCGGTTCGTGTCACCGATGCCGGGTACATTGGCACCGCTGGCTGGGGCAACACCCTGGCCCGCAACGCTGGCACGCTTGCGGTTGCGGCGACTGCTGCGGCCACTACCGCCACGGGCGACGTCCGAGGCACCTACAGCCCGTCGTCGGCGCCGGATGGCATCAAGCGGCTGGTCCTGGGCATCCTGTTGCCGGGTATCGCTGTTGGTCCGAATGCCACCCGCGTCGGCGCGTTCGGCGTCACGCAAGCCTAAAGGGAGAGCGACATGGGTCAATTCAAACCAATGGTCAAGATGATGACCACCGAGCCATCGGTGATCCTCAAGCTCAAGAAGGGCGGCCACGTCAACATGAAGGACGACGCTTGCGAGCAGGACGGTCACTCGCCCATGCGCAAGGGCCTGACGGTCGCGATCGCCGTGGGCAAGCCACGCGGCGGGGATGCCGAGGGCGCGAGCCCCGGCAAGCCGTCAATGTCCGAGCGTCGCAAGGCCATGGCCGCGCCCTTCATGTCCAAGAAGGGCGGCAAGGTCATGAAGAAGGCCGACGGCGGCATGGTCGATCCGAACAACTTTGCCAATATGCCTGCGGGTCCTGCGCAGACCGCAGCGATGCGCAGTGCGGTTGGCTTGCCTGACACCACCGACAACTTTGCCAACATGCCTGCGGGTCCTGCGCAGACCGCAGCGATGCGCAAGGCCGTTGGCTTGTCTGATGCGCCTACTGTCCCCACTCCCAGGGTCCGACCACCGATGCGTGGTGGCCGGGGCATGATGGGCATGGCAGAGATGAAGAAGGGCGGCAGCACCGACATGGCGCAAGACAAGGCCATGATCAAGAAGGCCATGCGCCAGCACGACGCCCAGGAGCACAAGGGCGGCAAAGGCACCAAGCTGGCGCTCAAGGGCGGCGGCGCCAGCTCTTTTGCCAACACCAAGATGCACGACGGCGACAAGACTGACCGCGCCAAGGGCACTGGTGGCGTCCGCACGGGCACCGCGGGGTACAAGAACGGCGGCTCAATTGCGCCGTTCGTGAACACCAAGATGCACGACGGCGATCGCTACGACTCGGCCAAGGGCACTGGGGGCGTCAAGATGGCGAACTCCGGCGGCTACAAGTCGGGCGGATCCATCGACTGGGCCAACCGGCCTGCCAACACCTCGAAGCCCGGCATGACGGGCACCAGCACCGCTGGTGTGCGCAATGGCAACGCAGGCGGCTACAAGATGGGTGGTGCCGCAAAAAAAGCCTACGCCACGGGGGGCAGTGTTGACACTGGTCGTCCCGTGGCGTACGCCAGCAAGCCGGCTTCCAAGCCGGTGAGCAACACGGCGCAGTCAGGCACCTTCAAGAAGGGCGGCAAGGTCACCATGAAGGCCGATGGTGGCCCCATGGTTGACCGCAGTCGCGGCGCTTACGCCAAGGCCATTGGCCCTGACGAGAGCGACATGGACATGGCCCGCTCGATCCGCAGCGCCCCAGGCAAAGCCTACGACGCGGTCAAGCGGTTCGTGACCCGGGACCCGGGTGCCGGCGCTGGACGGGGGTTCGTGAACCCCCCGATGGCCCGCAAGAAGGGCGGCGTGATGTGCAAGGCTGACGGCGGCATGGTTGGCCCGGACGCTTTGCCGCAAGGCATGCCGGGGGCTGGTGTACCGGCGGGCATGCCCACCGGGATGCCGCCCATGGGCATGCCCACGATGGCGAATCAGCCTTCCCTGGAGGCGCAGCAGGCCATGCAGAAGGTGCTTGGGGCCCCCGATACGGGTGGCCTGTCGGGGTACAAGCGTGGCGGGTCCGCCAAGCGGGTACACCGGCATACTTCCGCAGCCCTACGGGCCATGCAGTAAAAATGGGGGCTCCGGCTCCCATTTTCCCAATACCAGGAGAAGTACATGGGCACTTATTCTTCCGTAACGCGCCAAGGCACGTATGAGCCATTTGAACTGCAAGTTGCCCGTGGACAAATCCAAGGGCATGAAGTTCTCAACATCTTTGGCTTTGCTTCTGCTGTTAGCACCAGCTTCGTAGCTGTGTGGGAAAACAACGCTGCGTATGTGTTTCCTACTGTTGCATCAACTATGGTTGTGTCTAGTAGCTCCGCTTCTGACACGGCGGTCAGCGTTCAAATTTTTGGATTAGATGCAAGCTATAACCGTATTACGGAAGTAGTTGCTTTGAACGGCACAAGCAATGTAGCGACAACAAACGTATATTGGCGCATTAACAATGTGATAACTACCGCTGGAACCGCCGCTGGAACCGTGTATGTTAAGAATGCTGGCGGTACGACCTATGCCCAAATTGCTATTGGCAACGGTAAAACAAATATGTCTGTTTTTACTGTCCCCGCAGGCTACACGGCATACATGACTCAGTTTGATGGGTTCTCATCTACCTCGGTAACTTCTGGCGTATTTGCAACCATCAGAGCACTTATTACAAGCTCCACAGGCATCAGTAACGTGGTGATCGCTGCTCCGTTTCTAAATACTTTTGCTGTTACACGGCCATATCCAAATGTGCTTGTTGAAAAGGTAGACTTTCAATTGCAGTGTAAGTCTAGTGGCGCAGGCTTAGGCATCGGCGTTTTGGGGATTGGCGCGTTGATCAAAAACGCGGACTGATCATGCCGAGCAAGTCACTTGCCCAGCATCGTCTCATGGAGGCCGCCGCCCATACCAAGGGCGGGTTCGGTGGCGTCCCGCAGAAGGTCGGCAAGGAGTTTGCCAAGGCCGACAAGGGCAAGTACGCCGGCGGTGGCGTGTCTCTCGCCGTGGGCCGCAAGGAGAAGCTGCCCGTTGAGCGCGGCGCTGGGCTCACCCAGAAAGGCCGCGAGAAGTACAATCGGGAGACCGGATCGCACCTCAAGGCGCCGCAGCCCGGCGGGGGTGGCCGCAAGGACTCGTTCTGCGCCAGGATGTCCGGCGTGGTGGAGCACTCGAAGGGTGACGCACCCCGCGCCAAGGCGTCGCTGAAGCGTTGGAAATGCCCCGGCTGGTAAAGGACTGACATGGCGTACTCAGGCACCGTTGGACAGACGACCATCAGCGTCCAGAAACTGATCGACCACGGTGCTCGTCGTGCGGGTAAGCTCGCCGAGGAACTGACGGTCGAGCAGGTCCAGGCCGCCAAGGAGTCGCTCTTCTACGTCCTGAGCAACCTGATCAACCAGGGCATCCAGTACTTCGCCATCAAGAAGCAGGTCATCGGCCTGATCGCCAACCAGTACGAGTACTCGCTCGCGGTTGGTGGCAATGACGTCCTGAACGCGCTGTACAGGACCATGACGCAGCCCTCTGGCGGGTACACCAGCTCTGCCGGCGGCACGGTCGCCAACGTCTACGACCAGAACACCACGACGTTCTGCGCGCAGACGTCCGCCAACGGCAACATCTCGGTCGACTACGGCGCCAGCAACTCGCAGTACTTGGGCTCAATCGGGTTCATGCCGTACGTCTCTGGTGGCGGCGCGACCTGGAGCTACGTGCTTGAGGCGTCCGCCGACAATGCCACCTGGACGGCCCTGTACACCGCCACGAGCGAAGCGGTGACGGATGGGCAGTGGGTCTGGCAGGACATCGACCCGGGCGCCAACGTGTCGTACTACCGGATGCGCGCCACCGGCGGCACCACCCTGGCGCTGCGTGAGCTGTACTTCGGGAACAACTCGACCGAGATCACCATGTCGCGGCTCAACCGTGACGACTACACCAACCTGCCCAACAAGAACTTCACGGCCAACCAGCCGTTCCAGTTCTGGCTGAACCGCACGATCCCCCAGGCCACCATCACGGTCTGGCCGACACCGTCAAGCTCGTTCGTGCAGATGACGGTCTGGTACTCGGCTTACATTGAGGACGTCGGCGCCCTGAGCGGACAGCTCGCGATCCCCGACCGGTGGCTGATGGCGATCCAGAACATGCTGGCGCACCAGATGGCCCAGGAGCTCCCCGGTGTTGACGTCGGGCGGATCCAGTACCTTGAGGTCCAGGCCGAGAAGTACTTCAACATGGCGGAGCAAGAAGAGCGCGACAAGTCGCCGATCTACTTCGCCCCGAACGTGTCGGTGTACACAAGATGAACTACGCGGTTATTTACGCTAGTTTAATTGCAAAAGCGGGCAACCGTGTTCAACCGGGCGGTTACGTAGAGCGCCACCATGTGGTGCCCAAGGCGTTGGGTGGAAGTGACGATAAATTGAATATAGTATGTTTAACGGCTAAAGAACATTTTGTAGCCCACATGCTGCTTGCTAAGATACATGGCGGCCTTATGTGGCAGGCTATTATGGTTATGAAAGGTGGTAAAAACCGTTATATTAACGGGAGGCTTTTTGAAATAGCCCGTAAAAAAGCACCTTTTGAAAGAGAAAAAGCTATTTGCCAAAAAAGGTTGTCCGACCCTCTTTTTGATGCGCGCATGCACGCAGTGCGGTCTAGGGCTACTGAAAACAGGCAAGAAGGCTATCAGAAAGAAGCGGGTAAACTTTTCACTGTTCGTTTTAATGCCGAGCCTGTTTACGCTAAAACTATCTCTGATAACAGAAAAAAAGCAAAAGCGGCAAGCATGGCAGTGGTATATTCCCGCGACGCAAATCGAGTACGTTTAGTTCGTACTTTGCGTTTAGGTGGGGCAGATTACCAAACAATCCGTGAAAAAACTGGATTCTTTCCGTCCGTGATTTCTGGAATCCTAAACAATAAAAAGTACATTGGCGTGGGGGCTATCTAATATGCCACGCTTCCTTGATACTCGCGGCAATTCAGATATAGCAATATTCATTTGTGACAGGTGTAAGTTCAAAAGGCCGCACTCGGTGGCCCGGTCAGACCCAAACTTTCCCGGTTTGCTAGTATGCGACCAGGGATGCGCGGACGAGAAGGACCCGTACCGGCTGGCGCCGCGTCCGACGGAGAAGATCACGATCAGGTTCCCCAGGCCCGATGTCAGCATCGCCACGGACCCGAACGCGATCGAGACCACCGGCAACAACCAGTTTGACCTGTCACCAGAACAGAACACGCAGACCCCATCGAACAACGGGAACCTCGACACCTTGACCACCTCCCCGGGGCAGTAATGGCAAACGTAACAATCACCGAACTACCTGCCGCTGGTGCGATCACGGGGACGGAATCGGTCCCGATCGTCCAAAACGGGGTGACGGTACAGACGACAACTGCGGCGCTGGCCGGGTCGCCCGTGCAGACCCAGACCTTCCTGACCAAGAACCAGGAGCCCACGCTCAACAACAGCCGCGCGCTGTCCAACGGGACCGGTGTGGGGCTCGTGGATGCGGGGGCGCAGTCTACCCTCACCATCACCCTGAACGCGGCCTCTGGGAGCCTTGAGGCGGCCTCCAACGGCATGATCGCCAAGACCGCCAGCAACGCGGTGGCCGCCAGGACGATGTCCTCGACCACCACCGGCCTGTCGGTCACGGATGGTGACGGCGTCGCGGGCAACCCGACGTTCGCACTGACCGGGGTTGCCCTGGCGGTGGCCGGCGCAACGGGCACCGGCGCCCTGGCGTTGACGAGCTCGACGACGGTGTCGACCCGGACGATCCTGGGCACGTCCAGCCAGATCGACGTCACCGACGGCAACTTCGCCAACTCGCCGGTCATCGCGATCTCGGCGGACCCGGTGCTGTCGGGCAACGGTGGCCTAGTTGTCCCGGTGGGCACTACCGGGCAGCGCGGGTCGTCCACCAACGGGAACTTCCGGTACAACTCGACCACGGCCACCTTCGAGGGCTACGCGAACAATGCCTGGGGCGCGGTCACTACCGGCACCGGTGTGGCATCAGTCGCGCAGTCGTTCACGGGCGGGCTGATCTCTGTCGCGGGGTCTCCGATCACCAGTGCGGGCACCCTGGCCCTGACGGTCGCCGGCACGTCCGGCGGCGTCCCGTACTTCTCCAGCGGCACGACCTGGGCGTCGTCTGGCGCGCTGACGGCCAACGCGATCGTCCTGGGCGGCGGCGCTGGCGCTGCTCCCGCGCCGCTGGCGAGCCTGGGCACCACCACCACGGTCCTACACGGCAACGCCGCCGGTGCGCCTACCTTCGGGGCGGTGAGCCTGACGGCGGACGTCTCGGGCACGCTCCCGATCGCCAACGGCGGTACCGGGGCCACGACCAGCGCCGGTGCGGCTTTTGCTCTAAAGGGCGCTAACACTGACCTGACCTCGGTTGCGTTGACCAGCGGCACGGTATCAACGGTGCCTTCTGCCGCCTTTGACCTAGCCAACAAGGCTTACGTCGACACGCTTGTTGCTGGGCTGAACTTCCACGTTGCGGCTCAATACGCAACGGCAGCAGCA